AGCAAGTTAATAAGGAAAAGCAGCAAAAGAAATGTTTTTGTATTTTTGTTATTATCCAAATGTTTTTGTATTTTTAGTATGAAAATGTTTTTGTGTATAATTAAGATCCAAAAAGTGCAATATTAGGTGCTACCTCAGAGACAACAAAGACAGCACTGGTAGGCGTTGCAGGCAACGACATACCAGTAATTGTCAAAGCGCCTCCAGTGGCATTACTAAGATTAACTATAGCAAAGAAAGAAACATTATCGGAAACAATTCCGGTAGGTGGAGAAAATAGGGTATTCAACCCATTAGCAACTGTCAACCCAATTCCAGTAAAACTGGGGTTGGTGATAGCTGCTGTTGTTGAAGTGCCCCATCTAGCATAAACTGAATAGTAGCCAACCATATTAGCTGCAAAGAAAATTGAATTGGAAGTAAGACTAACACCCAACAAAGTATTGTTAGTGTTAGCAGTCATACCAAAACAACACTCCACATTGGTCCATCCACTGGTGCCAGTGAAAATTGCAGACATGGTCTGGTTTGTTACAGTGCCCAACGCCAGCATTGGCTTACGCAACTCCAGATCATAAGAAACCCACAACTCACCAACAACATTGGTTTGACCTGTTTGACCACCTGCAGTTGCAACAGAAACACTACACAGATCATAGAGTTTAATATCACCAGTTGTGAGCACAGCAGTGCGCACATACTGGTTGGAAATTGGTGACTCATTCGGTGCACATTCTATAGGTAAAACGACATCGCACGAGGGAACAGTATCAACCGACCACATCTCGTTCAACATCTGAGTCTTATTAATAAAGGCACCAGCATCTGACCGGTATTGTGCCGCAAGCATAACACTGCCCATAGCAGTGTTTGTGCCTGAGGCCAATGCTGTCGCACTAGTAGTTTTGTACTCAAACACCAAGCCCTTAAATGAATACTCCTGAAAGTTGGCAGCAATAGCAGAAAGGAAAGGGAAGGTTCCCGCCCACCCAGGGTTAACAGGATAAGTATTAACCGTAAAGGTGGGCCCAGCCATAGATATATCAGTGATGTACTCACGGTGACGGAACCGAACCGATTCATTAGCACTATGCATAATCGGTACTTGTTGACTAGCACTCCAAAGTGAATTGGATTCTAGAGAATAAGCACCAGAACCAAAAATTTTAGGAAATCCAAACATACCGCCAACAGTGTTGCCACCGCTAAGCAGCATGCGACCCAGGTCAGTAACCTGGGAAGCGGGCTTGCCCATATCTCTGAGCAACTTGGTAATTTGAGCCAATTCATTTTTAGCACCATTATTGTTGCTTTTCTTGCCCTTTGGCTTATTCTTCTTGTTTTTATTTTTCGGAGGCATGTATTGGATCCCCCGCCCGCAGGGGACTGTACATCATGGGGAAACCTCTAGGGTATTCCGTGCAGTCTCTCGACACTCCGTTGTTACCAACTTGGTACGTAAATATTTACATGCAAAGCAAAACGTTTTGGATATATTACACCCCATAACCCAATGGGAACGGCTCCCACCCCACCTTTAACGCTAGGTGTAGCGTGAAACTCAAAAGGGTAACTGCACATACTCGCGTATGCCAGGGCCGTCCTCCCAGACGACCGTTAGAGAAGCATAATACTTCTCGATGCAGAGTTGTTCATCAGGCGAGATGTTGAATGCAGTAAAGAAACTAGCGCGGGTAGCCGGAGAGGGCGACCGCACATTTGCTTCCATACCATTAGCTAGCATTCGAACACCCCATCCCCACCCAGTTTCCTTCTTAGATAGTCTTTTGCCAGTGGATGAACGAACATACAACTGGTAGAAGGACTGCCAACAAGGAATACCAGAGGTGAGAGCTAACCCTCCCAACCCTACCGCATTAATCCAACCAAAAAGCTCACTTGGCACGTCAAGTGGATTGATGCTAACACAATCCTTCTGAAGCGCCACGCGAGGGTCGCGGACCATAACATAATCAAAGGCACCAGGCCCACAATAAACTGGCTGTGTTTGGCAGAAGACAATTCGCTCAAAATCCAGGACAGGCTCCTCAACAACAATGTTGAAGCCCATGTCCAAGAACCATGCATGGAAAACTACAATAAACCGGGTGTAATCCCCGGCCTCCATAAAAACCACGCAGTCATCCCCATTGTTGGCAAGCTGTATGTTAACCCCAACAAATTTGGAGTAACTGTATAACATAGAACACATCAATAGGCAATTGCCCAACGACGTGTCCATGTCACCACTCATACGCCTACCATCAACGACATAACGCAAATCACCCCCTATAACATTGCCAAAACACTTATTACGTAAGGTCATGTTAAGTAAGTACCGCAACTTCTGTCTATGCTTGCTATAACGGAACATGCCACAATAGAAATCATGGCAGAACTGCAACGCCGGCACAGACACATGTTGGTCGAACCGCGACGCATCCAGTCCAATTGCAATAGGCTTCTTAAAGGAACCCCACTTCAACCGGAGTTGACGCGCTTGTTGTAC